CAAATCTCCCTTGTTACCCTCTGAATATAATGTGCTATCACTTTAATATCAACCCCTGTCGAGTAAAAAAAGACCCCGCCCAAGGGCGAGGCCGATATTCGTTATAAAAGCCTAAACGCTCTGGCTCGACCGGCCACCTTCTCAGCCGCGCCACGTTCAACCAGTCCGGTCATCAGCCGGTGTACTTGGCTGAAGCTCTTGCCGGTCTTTTGCGACAGCTCATTGATGGTCGGCGTGTAGCCGTACCGGCGGGTCATGCGGTCAATCAGAATCCGCAGTTCCGCCTGCTTTTTTGTCAGCGGCACATCAATCATCTTTTGCCTCCTTTATCGTTAACGTGCCTTGGCGCGCAATCCGTGCGGGCTTGGCCGGTGTCGTCTTGGCCGGTTGTGCCTTAAAATTACGCATCGGCCATTTAACGTAATAGGCGCGGTTGCCGACAATGCCGGTGGCCTGTTCGTGACTTCCCAGACGCTCTTTTAGCATAGCCTCAGCCTCATCAATGTCGGCCTCGGCGGCTCGCTTGGCGTCTTTGGCGTTAATCAATTGCGCCAGCCATTCTTCATCTTCACCAGCCAGAACCATTGTGCCAGCGCCGTCATCGACACGCGGGTAGGCGGTATTGCCGTCAGCGCTGGACTGGATAGGATACCAGTCAACGTCAAACTTGCGTCGCTCAAACTCCTCGATCTCATCCGTTATGCGCGACTGTGTGGCAGCGTTGGCCTGATATAGGAAGATGCGTAGCTCCACACCGCCGTATAACACGCACACGGCGCCCCACGTTAATTTAGTGGCCATCAATTGCCCCTGCAACTGAAGCGGCCCCCTGTGAGGCGCTGGCCGGTCTTCTGGCTTACTGCTGGTCAGTTTGCTCTCCAAGACGCCCACGCCGTCAACCCAGACAGGGCCGTCAACGCAATAGATGCCCTTGGCTGGGTCGGTCGTGACTTCATGCCCAAGCCCGCCGTCAGCGGTGCCGTCAAGCGACACGGCAAACGGTAGCGTGTCGTGGAAGATGGCGTCGTGTTCAAGCTTCAGGTCAGTCAGGTTGAGCCGTTCAGCGGCGGTGGTAAGGATGACGCCCTCCAAGGCGTCACCCCAGTCACAGGCTTCGTTGCCGCTGAATGGATTGGGGTTTGGCTTGCCTTCGATTGAGGCTAGTGCCTCAGCCAGCAAGTCGTTTGGCGTGCCGTATGGCGACGCGTTCATCAGCAACGGTATGCGTGATGCGGTGACGATGTCGTCGGGTGTTTTTTTACCGACCATTGGTTGATCTCCTCACTTCATTTTCTGTCATTACGCGATATCCACAAGTGTGTTTTTCGACGTGGTAATGCTTGTTGATTTGGCCGATTTGTTGTCGAATGTGATATTCTCCACCGTGAAATCGGCGACTTAAAAAGTTAAGCGGCCAAACTTTCTTGCCCTTAATGAATTTGAACAGGTTGCCCTGAGCCTCTGTGAGGGCTATCACGCCGTCATGCCTCTTTGCGGCTCCGTCAGGTTTAATCATGCCGCGCTTTTTTATGCACTCAAAGGCGTGGTTTTGCGCCTCTTTGACCGTCTTGAAAGACGCGCCCCGACCACGCTTGTTTGCCAGAGGGTGTGTCCACCTGTTGGTCTTCGCGTTTTTCCAGATGGTAAACGGCACGTCGTCTTCCACGCCTTCGATGACGTAAAGATTATACGATGCTGGTTTGATTATTAATGGCATTATTTTGCTCCCTTTGCTTTCATGCGTTGAACTTTTGATCTCCAGATGCCAATGCGGCGGTTTGCAATCCTCATGTCTTGCTTGTAATTGCTCGAAACTAATTCGAGGACGCCTTTTTGTGTCTCCAGATGTTCAGACAGCTTGTTCTTAGCCCACCGCCAAGTGTCAGCCTGCATTTTTATTGCGTTTACGCGGTCAGCCATCTTCCGGCTATGCGCCTCAGACTGATCCACCGCGTCACGCAAGGCAGTCAGCGTCTGGATAAGGTCAGCGCACAAACGCTCACCGTTCATAATTTTTTCATCCATATCTTTGATGATTTTAAGGTGTTTAGAAAAGTCCATTAGTTAGTCTCCCATTTGTTAGATTTTGATATATTTTCTTTTGCTGGAATAATTTGCATATTCCACGGCACATGAAGGCCACAAATATTTTCCCCTTGTAAGGGTATAATGTGATCAACGTGATGTTCTATGCCTGTAATTTTTGTCATGTAGCTCCTTTCCTTATAAATATCGTGAAAGTCCTTTGACTGAACGCAGCTTAAAGTAGCATTGCGTTTTCTTGCTTGGTAAAATCTACACCTACTCGTCATTTCGTGCGGGTTTTTCCGGTACTTTGCCCTGCTTCTGGCCTTTTCCTTTTCGTGGTTTTTGTAATACGATTTCCTGCAAATTTCTCTGCGCCATACAAGGCGTTCCTTATTGTACTCGGTCGCTCGTTTAATTATTTTTTGCGCGTGCTTTAAATAATACGCCCTAGCTTCAATCTTAGCGCATGTTTTACACCGTTTAGTGCTTATCAATCTCTCCGCTAAATGCCCTTTTGGGCAAGGCGTACCGGTGTAATAGTTTTTCAACCCCTGCTCAATCGCCTCTTGGCGCGTAATAATTTCCATCATCCCGCACCCCCAAAGCGAGCCATCAGCGCCCACACGTTATATTCAGTAGTCACCGCGTTTGTGCAAAACGCCAGACCAAATGCCATCACAAACAGCATACAAATTGTGTCTTTAATCATTACCCTCTCCCATATTTTGATGGTCTATCCAGACGCGCGTCAGGCGTCTTAGGTGCCAACGCCGTCCAGCCGTTAATGTGTAGGCGATACGCGCTACACACGATCTCACCGCCAACCCAACTCTCGCCACGCGATATGTGCGTGATGAGGCTCTTGTGGCCGGTGCGTTTACAAGCCAACGCGATTGCATCGTACCTGTCGAAGATCGGGCCAGTCACAACTGGTGCAGTGAACGGACGGCTCACGACGTACCAGAGTTTGACGCGATCTGATCTGATCTGTTTCATGCTGATCTCCCTTTTTATTTAAGCATGTCGCCAAACAGGCGGTCTACATGCGGGCAACGAGGTGTCGGCTTATTTACATGCCCCCACCACTCAAGGTCGGCGGGCGTCGCGTCACGCATGAACGTCTTGCCGGTTTCGTTATCCACATAAATTAGCTCCTTGTGGCCATCCTGAAACTCGATGATTTCCTGACGATGAAAAACCATATAAATCTCCCTTGGTTGGGGCGGGGCCGTTAGGCCGCCGCCTTTTCTGCTTCAACAATGTCAAAGATTTCGTCAACGCCTTCTTCAGTCAAATACACAACGTGCATGCTGACATCCTTATGCCAAGGCTCACCCTCGCGGTCATCGACCCAAATGGCACCCTTGCTTGAAAGGCTGGCAATCAACCCGCCAGCTTGGTTCATGTTCCAGCCAAGAGCTTCGGCAATTGTCACAGGTGTTGCGTCGCTGTGGTTGTCGCCGTGCTGGCTTTCGCGGTCGTCATAGTTCATGCACATTTTCAAAGCGGCAATTTCATTTTCAGTAAATTTAGTCATTTGGTAATCTCCCTTGATTTCCCTGTTTTGTCCCTCTTACCCTTAGAATATAATCATGATATCAACATATATCAATAGCAATATTGCATTATTATTAGATTAATTGCAGAAAAATAGCACTATGCCTTTAATCGCCCAAATTTGCCCGCTGACGGCATGTAGGTGTTTTGGGGCATAAGCGTACCAAAAAGAAGCCAGAAGCGTTTTTTGCTTCCAGCAACGATCACAGAAGGGTCATAAAATGAGTGAAGTTAAACCAGTTTTGTTGAGGCTCAGAGCCTCGACTATCGAAATGCTAAAGGCCGAGCTGGAGTTATCGGCTCACAGGTCGCAGTCGTCGCTTGCCGATGAGCTGTTGGTCAGGCAGCTTGAGGCAAATGCGCGGCAACGCAACATGCAGTTTGAGATGGATCGTCAGGCGGGGCGGGTCTGATGCGTGCCGGGGGTGGTCGCGCCAAGGGTGCAGCGTTTGAGCGTGAGACCTGCAAGCTCATTGAGCTGGCCACAGGCAGAAAATTACGCAGGCGGTTATCACAATATCAGGAAAAAAACCTGAGCGATCTGGAGCCAGCGGATAACAAGCCGTTTCCGTTTTTGATCGAGTGCAAGCGATATGCGAAAGTTTCGCCTAGCAATGACTGGTGGGATCAAATAGTGACAGCGGCAAAGTCTGCGGCTAACACAAGCGACGCCCTGCCGTGCCTTATATATAAGCTGGATCGTCAGCAGACGCAGGTGCGGATACCAATTCAGGCGCTTGTGGTGCTGGGTGATCCCAGTGTGGCGCAGGATATAGCTGAGACATACGACTGGCGTTACACGGCTACGCTGGATTGGGAGACGTTTGAGATGGTGCTGCGTGAGCATCTGGCGGTGATGTGATGAAAGCCCACCAGCGCCTAGTCCGTGAAGCCAAAGAGCGTGAAGAAGGTGTAGACCTTTTTGGGGCTTATTGGCACGGCATAGACACAGACATAAAAAAGGCTGAGGTCAGAGAGGTAAGCCATCATCAGGCCAAAGAAATTATCGAAGAATATGAGTGGATGGGCTGTCTGGCTGCCGTCAATTGGTTTTATTACGGAATATTTTTTGACAACATCTGCGGCGGGGTCGTCGTTTATGGTCAGGAGTATATCGAAAACTTAGGTCGCTGGGATAAATATGGGTATACCGGAAAGATTATATTATTAAATCGTGGTGCCTGTGTGCATTGGGCGCACCCGCACTCAGCCAGCAAGTTGATCCGCACGTCGATGAAAATGCTGCCAGAAAAATATAAGGTGGTGACTGCCACAGTCGATGATCTAGCGGGTGAAATTGGCACAATTTATCAGGCTTGCGGGTTTGATTACATCGGCTCAATGCGCGACGCCAACCCAAATGTAAACAGTCGAAAGGGCGACAGGTCTGCTTGGCTCATAAATGGGAAACTGTACGGCGCAAGGGCAATGAGGCAGAAGTTTGGCACCACAAAGATTGAGGTGATCCAAGAGAGATACCCAGACGCGAGGCATGTTAAGCAGAACAGCAAGGGCAGATATTTTGCTTTTCGCGGCACAAAAAAAGAGATTAAGGAAAACAGGTCAACAATTAGTCACCTGATAAAACCATACCCAAAAAGGCAGGAAAATGCGTCCTAAATATGAAACACAGTTCGACCGCAACAACGAGCAGCGGGTCGCTGACTTGCTGGCGGAAAAGGGTTACAGCCTCGACAAGCTGCCAATGAGCTTTGGCCTAGACGTGGCCATCACCGACGATTTTGAAGAAAAGATTGTGGCGTTTGCCGAGATAAAGGCACGCACATTTGAGATGAATAAGTACCCTACGGCAATGATTAACCTGCACAAGGTTATTAGAGCGCATGACATTTCCGCTTGCACCGGATTGCCGTCGTATCTTATCGTTCTTTACCGCGACGCATTGGTGCGAATAAATTTTGCCAGTGAGTTCGAGGTCAAGATGGGTGGCAGGTCAGACCGAGGCGATCCGGCGGATCGTGACGTCTGTGCCTATTACCCGATTAGTGGGTTCACGGTCGTGAGCCAATTTTGAAAAAGCTGAAAACGGAAAAGGAAACGTAAAATGGCTTTAGGTTTTGTGAATGAAAACGGCGGTGACGGTTCAGCAATCGTGCCGATTTTGAAGTATGAGACACGCGGTGGTTACATCATTAAGGTGGATCGTCACCAAGATGAGGGCGGCACTTGGGTTAAGGATGAGACCGAGCTGGAGTATCCGGTCAAGGTTGCGATGGACTTGGAAAATATCAAGGTCGGCTGGCTCGGCTTTGTTGGTGGTGCGCCAGACTTTCATCTGGTCAACATTGGTGAGCCAATGCCGGCACGCCCAAGCCCTGACCACAATCAGGGGTTTCAGGTGAAGCTCTGCAACAAGGAGCTGGGGCTGCGTGAGCTGTCCAGCGGCGCAAAGACCGTTACAGTACCGTTCAATGACCTACACAACGCGTATGAGGCTCAGAAGGCCGACAATCCGGGCAAGGTGCCGGTGGTAGAGTTTACCGGCTCAGAGCGTTACAAGGTCAATACGCCAAACGGTGAGTTGACTTTCAAGAAGCCGGTGATGGTTATCAGCGGTTGGGTTGACCGTCCGGCAACCCTAGATGGCGCAGCAGCGCCACAAGAACCTGCGCCGACAGTGTCAGCGCCTGTAATGGAAGCCGTTGCCACCTCGGCGGCTCCAGTGGCGGGCAGCGACCTGTTCTAGCGCAGTAGGTCACGGCGGTTAGGGTTTCCCTCCCTTTCCCTAGTCGCCGTGGCCGCTTTAGCAAAGGGACAAAGGGGCAGGAAAGGGTTTTAATTATGACAAATATATCGGCTCACATTGAGCAAATAGCGAGGCACTATTGGGGCGAACCTAATATGAAGCTGTCACAAAAAGGCCGGACGCTCCGTTTCGGCAATCGTGGATCGCGCGAGGTGCATCTCGGCAAAGGCACTTGGTTTGACTTTGAAACCAACGAGGGCGGTGGCTGCGTGGACTTGGTTCGCATGAATGAGGGCGCCACAATCGCCAGCAACATCCCCGAGATATTAGAGCGCAAGTTCGGCATACAGCGTCAGGCGCAGCAGTCGTTACAGCCGGCGCGGTTTATGTCAGCGGTCTACGATTATATCGACGATCAGGGCGAGGTGCGTTATCAGGTCAGGCGGTTTGAGCCTAAGACGTTCAGGCAGTGCCGGCCAGACGGCAAGGGCGGTTGGCTGTTCAATATGGATGGCGTTGAGGCGCTACCGTATAATCTGCATAAAATCCTAGCTAGACCCGATGAGCCTGTCTTTATTGTGGAAGGCGAAAAGGCGGCGGAAAAAGTAGCTACTTTAGGCCTTTTAGCTACTACTAGCCACGGCGGGGCAAAGAAGTGGCAGCCGGTACTCAATCAGTATTTCGCCGGACGCAATGTCGTGGTCTTGGCTGACAATGACGACGCAGGCCGTGAGCATGCGGATATCGTGATCGGCAATCTGTTTGGCGTGGCTGGCCGCATAAAGCGGGTGGAACTGGACGGTTTGCCGCCGAAGGGTGATGTCGTCGACTGGCTCGACAGCGGCAAGGGGATAGAAGATTTGACGGCAGCGGTTAAGGCCAGTGACGTTATAACGTTGTTACCTGAGGTTAAGGTTACGGCGGAGGATTATAACAACGATAATAATGACGGCGATTACTTCGACTTCGTTGACGAAGATTACCTGATGAACATGCCGCCAATCGAGTGGGCAGTCGGTGAGGGTGACGATGGGCTAATCACGGCGCACGGTTTGAGTATGATCTACGGCCCGCCGGGGAGCGGCAAGAGCTTCATCAGCTTAGATATGGCGCTATGTCAGGCTCACGGCATCGACTGGCAGGGCATTGAGACCAAGCAGGGCGACGTGCTGTATATAGCCGGTGAGGGCGTTGGCGGGCTTGGTAAGCGCGTCAAGGCGTGGAAGTCAACGCACGGACTAGGCACAAGCGGCCACTTTCACATGCTACCGCTGGCCGTGAACATGCGCGATCAGGCTGAGGTTGAGAAGCTAATCCGGTCAATCGACCGGCTGGATAGGAAGTGGACTGCGGTATATATCGACACATTGGCTAGGGCAATGCTCGGGGCTGACGAGAATTCGTCAACAGAAAGCGGCCTAGTAATATCTGCGGCTGACGCTATCCGCAATCATGTGCAGTGTGCAGTCGTGTTTGTGCATCATAGCGGTAAGGCGGCAGAGCGCGGGGCGAGGGGTTCGTCGGCCATCCTTGGCGCGGTAGACACGTCTGTGGTGGTGTCGAAGGACGAAAACTACATCACGATGCGGGTTGAGAAGCAGAAGGATGCCGAGCCAATGGCAGATATCACGCTGGAGATGACGCCGATTGCGTCTATATCAGGCTCATCCGTGGTGCTGACGAGGCTGGATGGCGATGAGGCAGAGAGAATAAAGCGTTCAAAGCCACTCAATGCGGATCAGAAAATAGCCCTTGAGGCGCTCAGAAATGTCATCATAGACACCGGCAGAGACCGTGTTCCGTCGCGTGAATGGGCGGATGCACACGGCGGAAAATTGCCCGATAAAGACCCAAAAAGGCGCGGAGATGACCGGACGGCACTAATTAAGAAGGGTTTGGTCGGTGCAGACAAGTGGACAGTGTGGCTTATTAACGAAAACAAAGAGTTAACATAGGATATCCGATTCCGATCGGAACATCCGTCGGATCACTTCGGAATGTCCGTCCGATCCGGTTTCCTTTAGGAACCGGACGGATATTCGGAAAGCGGAAACGGAAAGTAAAAATGGAGGGTGTAATGGCGACTAAAAAGACAACGAGGCCGAGGCCAAAACCTAGCAAGGTTTACTATCAGCCTACTCAGCCAGCAATGAGGCGGATGCAGGACGCGTTGCATAAGTATGACGATGTCGTGTCGGAGGTTGAGGGGCGATGGGGTGTCGACCGTCTGGTGTGGTTGGTTGGCGGCGACCTGCGTGACAGGTTCGAGCAGCAGATGGATCGGCTCAATGCGGCGATAGATAAATGCGATCCTTCTATTGAGCATGAGGTTGAGGTGACGTTGCGTGGTGTGGCGGCGTTAGAAGCTGCCGCCATAGCTGCTGGCGCGAAACCTCTTGGCGGTGACTACATCGAGGGCAGGATGCCGAATGGCCGCGTGATAGCTATTACGGCGACAGGGTATGAGGCGGGTAAGGTTAAGCGCGACAATCGTGAGATGGTCGTGTATTCTGTTGATGAGATAGGGCGTATCATTGAGGGGTTGAACAAAGAGGCACCTGTGGTGGATGCTATAAAGAACGCGTTTGCTGGTGCCGAGGTTCAGAGCGTTAAGCCGGTTCCGGCTAACCTAGACGACGAGATACCGTTTTGATGGAGGGGCGTGTGGACGACAATGAGCGCGAAGACATCCTGAAGGATCGGGAATATATGCTTCTCGGCACATCAACTTGGATTGACGTTAGAAACCTCACAGTCAACGTCCAGCGCGTCGGTAATGGCGTCAGGGTAGATATATGGCCGAAAGAGCTAATGCGGGGCTACGAGCCTATAGCGAGCGTTGAGGTGCCGTTTAGA